CCCCGACCTGCTCAGCGTAGCTGACCAGCACCGGCATGATTTGCCGCTGCCAGAACGCGCGGTGCTCCTGGTAGAATTCCTCCAGCCAGGTCAAAAAATCCTGGCTGTTGCGCTTGCCCAAAAACTTACGCACAGCGCGCCGTACATCGGCGATCTCGCGCCGGATCACCCGGTCGATCACGTCAAAAAATAGCCGCTCGTAGCTCACGGCCAGCCGCTGCCGGCTCCGGGCCAACGACTGCGCCCGGCGCTCGATGATGGTCCGGCGCTCGATGGATCGATTGTTGTCGCCGCCATCACCGGCCGGCTGAGAGCCCGCGACCATATCGGCCGGTATCATGTTGAGCGGCACCAGATAAATGTGTCCCTGGCCGCCCGGCTGCGGGTTCATATTCTCCAGATCTCGGATTTCATCCGCATTCATCCAGCCGTTTTGTTTGGCCACGGCGTAGGCCTCGTACCGACTCTTGATATCCCCCCGCAGGAGTGCGTCGACCAGGTGCTCGGCGAAGAGGCCCTGCTGTCGCTCTGCATCTGTGAGTAGGTCGTGGTTAATCCGCTGCTCGATCCGCACCAGCCATGGGCGCAGGGCGGATATGACATGGTCCAGACTCTGGTGTTCGATATTGCTAAATGTCGCTCGCTCCAGATCGGCCAGCTTGTGCGGCGCGAGCCGGAACCAGCGGGCGACCTCGACAACTTGAAATTTCCGAGTCTCTAAAAACTGGGCATCCTCTGGCGGGATCCCGATCTCGTGAACCTTCATTCCCTCCTCGAGGATCGCCATCCTGTGCGCATTTTCGAGCCCCCGGTGGCGCACATCCCAGCTTTTTCTTAGCCGTTTGTGGGCATCCGAGGTCAGCTTGCCCGGGTGCTCCAGGACCGCTCCGGGCCGCGCGCCGTTGCCAAAAAACCGGGCCCCGAATTCCTCGGTGGCCAGTCCTAACCCAATCGACTGCCGGGCCAGGCCGATCACCGAGTAACCCTTGACCCCGTCATAACCCAGGCCGCGCACGTGCATCACGTTGCGGTCCGGCAGCGTCTGGATTTCGAGATCGTGTTCGAGCGTGTCGCCGATCGAGACATGGTAATACAGCCGGCCGTCCCAGCCTCGCTGCACGTCGACCCGGTCCGGCCGCAGTGGCCACAACGCTATGATCCGGTCCCGCCGGTCCCGCTGAATCTCGGCGTACCCGTTACCCCACATCGCACAGTGACTGACCAGCAGCTCGCGAAGTTCATACGCTGTCATTTCCGGGTTGGCTTGCAGGTGCAGGATGTTATACAGCCGGTGATCCGTCGCACGCTCCTTGCCCCGCGGCTGCAGCCGGCGGTATAAAATAAGTGGCAGGCTGGCCGTGTCCTCCGCCAAAATCCGTTGAGCCGCGAAAACGGCCGCGTATTGCATGCTGCTGGCCACCGTGATCGTCTTGCCCGTGGCCGTCTCATAAGGCGCGCCTCGGGCCGACAGGATCAGGTCCAAGAAATCCTGAGCGCGCGTCTCCAGCAAACCAGAGAGGATTCCCATTACGGCTCCTCGGTTCGCGCCCGGCGGCCGGCCACAAGCAGGCCCAGGGCCATCAGGCCCAGCCCGCCTATGATCATGGCCGCTGCCGGCAGCAGCCACCACAGCCCAACCAGCACGATCACAAAACCGGCGCCGGTCAGGATATCGGCCGCATCAAATCGTTTCATAGCGACAACAGCCCTCGCTCCTCATATACACTGTCCTGGTCCTGACCCGCTCCGGCAGCCAGCGCATCACAGCGCGCCTCCCAGGATAAGATAGCGGCCATGGCTGCGTCGATCTTGTGCGGTGAGTCGGACCGCTCTTTGTAAATCGTCCACAACGGGTGGCCCTCCTCATCGCGCAGGTTCAGGACCCGCCTGACCGCGTTGCCGATATGCCGGGTGAAATGCGGGTTGCCGTCGTGCCGCAGCTCGCCCGACGTGACGGCCGTGTCGAAACTCCTGATCGCATACGCCATCGGCTTCCACCGGTTGGTCCACCACTCGACCACCCGCTTGTCGCCGTACTTGCCGGCCCACTCTGCCACGGTCGTTTCCCAATACGGAGGGTCGCAGTACATCCGCCAGACTTCATAGGTCTCCATCGCGGCAGCGACGGCGTCGTTGGCCTCGCCGGCCGGCACTTCCCACACCTGGATATTCTCCGGTTTTTCCCACAGACCGACCAGCCATTGAAAGCCGGTCACGATCTCCGTGCCGACGATAGCAGTCGAGTCGTGCCAGCGAGCGCCGTCAAAACCCAACGTAATCAGACTGCCCGGCGCCGGCATATAATCCGGGTCAGCCAGCGAGCGCCACTTTTCTACGTCGAAGGCCCGCTCCGAGGCCCGTACCAGGCGGTTCAGCCAGACCCGCTCCAGGTACGTTTTGTCGGACGTCGGATCGCGCCACTGCTCGCAAATGCCGTCGATGTCGCTCCACGCCGCCGCCGGGCCGCTGGCCTCGATCACTGCCGCCCGGACGCCCTCCGGCGTGCTCAAATCGTGGTCGTCGCTCGCCTGGCGGTGAAAGAAAAATAATCGACTGTCTTCGATCTTCCCACCCGCGACCTGCCGGGCGTAGTCCATCGTGTCCTCGGCCACCGACCCCTCACCCGGTGCCGGCGCCGTCGTAATTTCCAGGCTCCAGGCATCGGCCTTCTGCCGCTTCGGGATGTTGGCCAGCATCGTTCTGTGTGCCGCCCTGAGACGCGGCATGTTCATGCGGTGCGTCTCGTCGAACAGCTGGAACGTGGTCCTGGCTCCGTCTCGCGCGTCCGGAGATGACGCCAGCGAAACCGCCTTCCCGTCTCCTCCGGCCCGCATGATCCGCTCCAGCCCGATATCGAAATCGCCGGCCAGCGAACTGTAGCCCAGGATGATCATCAGCGCCCCGTAAGCCAGCTCGTCGGACTGCTCTTCGGTGTACGCCACCATCGGAATATACGGGTCGGTGACTCCCACACCGATGGGCTCGCCGGCTTCATTCCAGCCGTCACAGCGGACCGGGCCATCCGGGTGCAGCTCCACCGCGGCCAGCCAGGCCGCGAGCTCTGTCTTGGCTGTACCCTTCCGGACGCTGACAGCCACCCGCTTAAACCGGCGGCGGCCGGCGTTTGGATGCCCCTGCGGGAACACCTCATACATCCGGTAGATCAGCGCCTGCTTCTCTCCGTCGAGTCGAGCCGGTTGGCCGCGCAGATCGCCCGGCCCGAAGACCAGGTAGTTTTCGATAAACGAGCAGACCTGCGGCCCCAGGGTCGGAAAAAACTCATCGTCGGGTTTAGGTACCGTCAGGACGGTCATTTGAGTAGCCTCCTCGGGTCGTCGCCCTCGATGACGACCGCCCGCTTGATCCGTTTCTGTTCGCCGCTGGCTTTGGCTTCCTCGGCCCGCTCGACGCTCCACTCCAACCGGCGCCGGTCCAGCGGCGTCAGCCCGAACGCCTGCTGCTGCAGCCGGATCTCGCTGGCCAATGTGGTGCTGGGCTTGTGCCAGAACGCGTTGATCAGGACCGCCAGCCGAAATAATGCGTGTTCGTCGGCGCGCACATACTCGGTCGCCATCGGCGATCCCCAGACGTCGCGCCACCAACGCCGCGTCATCGGGTGCCAGTCCATGTCACTGGGCAACGCCGGCGCTCGTTGGCGTGGCGCCGCCTCCGCCGGCAGCATTGCTCGCGTCGTCTGCGTGTTCCGGCGTTGCCTTACGGCAGGATGTTTTGGTGCTGGTCCTGGCATCCCCTATCCCGTACAGAAAAAAATCAGGCCACCCGCGCGGTCTACCCCCTCAAAGGGGTAGAGATTTGATCCCCCCCCCTCCTTGAACTAGAACGGGCTCAGCACGAGCACCTTGCCGGCTACATCGCAATCGATGTAAACCTTTCCGTCGCCTTGCTTGAAGACGCTGGTGAGCTGGTAGACCCAATCCTCCCCGCTTGCCACGGTCACCTCCTCATCTGGCACGGTGATACCCTTGTCGCTGTACTTATCCTCACCAGGTACCTTGAGAGTGAACACGGCCGGGCCGCCGGTATCGTTCCTCAAAACGAGGACATCACGTGGGTCAAAGCCCACCGTGATGCCGTTGCCATCGCCGGTCGACAGCGTTGTAAAGTCGGCGCTGTCGGTCAGGTTGTAGCCGGTCTTGGTCAGGTCGGTTGGTTGAATTGTCGTTCTAGCCATCTACCCCCCCCGCTGTTTTTCTGGAGTGACAACTCTTGCACAGCCCCTGCAAGTTGTCCCACTCATCGGTTCCCCCGCTGCTCTTTGGCCGAACATGATCGACCTCCGTCGCCGCGACCACCTGACCGCTGTTTGCGTGCGAACCAAGCGGATCGACACACAGCGGATGCGACCTCAGGAACATCAGCCGCAGCCGCTGCCAGCGCCGGCCGTAGCCACGCCTGGCTGCTGAGGGCCGACTGTCCGCCCGGCGGACAGCGTGCTCCTCACAGTCGAGCGCGGGGCAGCCA